ATCACTCACAAGAAGAAGAAAAAGAATACTTGCAAACAACAATGATTTTTTTATTAAAACAAAATTATAAATTCACTAATTTAGACAAAGAATTTCTAATGAAGCACAGAGATAAATATTTGTAATAATAAAGATAGGTTGTTATAATAGTGGTATAGATGACAGAGAGTAAAATAAAAAAACTTGTCAAAGATAGTCTTGAAAAAGAAAAGTACCTTGTTTGGTACCCACCAGTATCAAGATTTGCACCGAAGTTTAAGTATTGCGATGAACAACATTCAGCAAAAGATATATTTACATTATTTGACTGTCTTGCTTTAAAAGATTCAGAAGTGAGATATATACAATACACATCAAAATCAAACATACGAGCAAGAGAGAAAAAGATAAAAGCATTTTATGAGAAGTGGAAAGTATTTATCCCTTGCGAAGTATGGGGAGTAGACGATAATAAAAACATAACAATAATTTACATATGAGTTCATTTTTAGCCCTCACAGTATCAAAAATATATGAAACCTTGCTCAAAAATGGTAAAATTACTATTGTAGGGTTAGGCACTTTTTACAGATTACCAGCACGAAAAGGAAAGGTATATAACGGATTTATAAAGGAATGGGTAGATCCAACATACAAATGGAGGATAAAGTTCATACCTAACAACACTTTCAAGGATATTATATGCAAATAGAGAGCGAGAGGGCTTTGAGCCTTATTTATCAACACATTGCACCTCCACCCTACCCCACCGACACTGTCGCTAAAACCGATAGGGGAGTGAAAAAGAGATACGGAGCAAGTAGGGAATAGGGGAGTAACAAAATTTTTATGGCACAAGGAAAAGAATATACAAAAGAACAAAGAGAAATAATTATCCAAAGTCTACAACCATATTTAGAAATGGGATTTTCTCGTAATAAGGCTTGTGAATTTATAGGTTTACCACCACAAACATTATCTAATTGGGTTCAACAAGATGAATCACTTGGGATAAAACTAACAGGTTGGGAAAATGTTATCACTTCCCTAGCAATTTCAAATATAAAACAAGCAGTAGAAAAAGAATCAGAAATGGAAGATAACATTAAAGTTACTTCAAAGTGGTGGCTTGAAAGAAAAGTTAAAGACTTCTCTCCAAAACAAGATGTGACAACTGATGGTGAAAAGATAACTGGAATCACAGTAACATATATAGAAAATGCAACTCAACCTAATAGCGACACAAGTACAGAAGAAGACAGCATCTCGTAAAGAGAGAATTGTCATCAACGAGGGAAGTTCACGAAGTTCAAAGACTTACTCAATGATGCAACTTTTTGTCTTAAAGATGTTTGAAGAAGATGAAATATTGATAACTGTAACAAGAAAAACATTACCATCACTTAAAGCAACTGCATATCGTGACTTCTTGGATATTTTAAATAAGAATGGAATATATAATCCTGCAAATCATAACAAGACAGAACTTACTTATAAAATAGGCAATAACGAGATAGAGTTTATATCGGTAGACAACTTTGAGAAAGTAAAAGGTAGAAAGCGAACATATCTATTTTGTAATGAAGCAAACGAGTTAAACTATAATGACTTCACACAACTTGCTCTTCGTACTACAAAGCAAATATTTTTAGACTACAACCCATCTCACGATGAGTACCACTGGATAGAGGAGAAAGTAAAGACACGAGATGATGTTTTTATAATCAAATCAACATATAGAGATAACCCTTTCAATACGCCTGAGGTTATTAAAGAAATTGAACGCCTTAAAGAAACAGATCCAAACCTGTGGAGAATCTATGGACTTGGACTTATGGGTATTGCATCAGCGAGAATATGGACACACTTTGAACTGTGTGATGAGTTGCCAGAAGCAGGTGAAACATTGTATGGATTGGACTTTGGATTTAATCACCCTACTGCACTTGTAGAGGTACGAGAGTATGATGATGCATATTATGTAAAGGAACTTATCTATGCAAGTGGTCTGACTAACAATGATGTCATTGAAAAGATGCGAGAACTAGGAGTTAAGAGAGGAAAGTATATGTTTTGTGATAGTGCAGAGCCAAACCGAATAGAGGAAATCAGACGAGCGGGATTTAATGCTCACTCATCTGATAAAGATGTGAAAAAGGGTATTGATACAATAAAATCAAAGAAGATATATGTCACAAAGGATAGTATTAACCTTTTAAAAGAATATAAGGGTTATAGTTGGAAGACAACAGCAGACGGAAAAATACTTGATGAACCAGTACGAGTGAATGACGATGCTTGTTGTGCTTTGAGATATGGAGTGCATACTTACATTACAAAGAAAGCAAAACGCCCTAATATTAGACTATTATAAATAACATAAGTATAATAAAGATATGGATTTCCTCAATAAACTTTTTAACAACACACAACAAAAAGGCATTAAGTTGCCAATTATTAGTTCAATGATGAATGGCTCAAAGTATTATCTGCCTAATCAAAGAGAAGATAGTGCTTATTTTAAAGAATATAAAAACTGGGTATTTGCTTGTATCAATGCACGAGCAGAAGAAGTGGCAAGTATTGAATTGAAACTTGAAAACAAAAAGACAGAAACTTATATTGAATCACACGAGGTATTAGATTTGTTGAATGATGTGAACCCTAATATGACCAAATATGAGTTGTTCTTCGGTACACAAGCTCTCTTAGACCTTACAGGTAATGCTTACTGGTACTTGGCACGAGATAACGAAGGAAAGGGCAAAATACGCCAAATATACCTACTCTCGCCAGATAAGGTAAACATAATCATCAATAAAGATAATCCTATTGAAGTTCTTGGGTATTCTTATGGTACAAACAAAGAGAAAGTAATGTTTGAAAAGAATCAAATCATACACTTTAAGAACTTTAATCCTAATGGAGATTATCCAAAACCTCATAAAGGAGTTGGAGTAGTTGAATCTGCACTATGGGCTATTGAAACAGATAACGAAGCACGAAACTGGAACTATTCTTTCTTTAAAAACTCTGCAAGACCAGATGGAATATTGGCAACAGAACAGATACTTGGTGAAGATGAGTACCAAAGACTTAAAGAACAATGGGAACAAAATTACAGAGGTTCAAAGAACAATGGAAAACCTGCTATTCTTGAATCAGGACTTAAATGGCAAGACATATCAAAGACACAAAGAGATATGGACTTTATTGCTCAAAGAACTTTCTCACGAGATGAAATCCTTTCACTATTTAGAGTACCAAAGACAGTTGTTGGTATCACTGATGATGTGAACAGAGCAAACGCAGAAGCAAGTGATTATGTATTTGCAAGACGAACTATCAAACCTTTGATGGAACGATTTGTGACCGTATTGAATGAATATCTATTACCAGAATATGGAGCAGACCTTGAATTTGAATTTGAAAATCCAGTACCAGAAGATGTTGTAGCAAAGAATACAGTATATTCACTTGGAATAAACAAATGGCTTACACGAAATGATATTAGACGAGAAGAAGGACTTATTGAATCAGATAACGGAGATACTTTCTATGGACCATTTTCAGAATCTCCACAAGATGCAGTAACTCAAACAAAAGCAGTAAAAGTATCAAAAGCAAATACGGTAAGTAAAACCATTGATGACTTTGTAGCTAAATTACCTAAAAAAGAGATTACATATAGAAAACTTACACAAGCACAAAAAGAGATTCATAAAGAGGTTTGGATTAAACGCTTTGATAAGAATGAAAAACAACTTATATCAGACCTTAATAAGTACTTTAAGGCACAAGAAGAAGAAGTATTAAAGAACGCCAAAGAAGAATATGCAGGATTAAAACCAAAAGAATATAAACTTAAAGGGGTTGAAGATGTATTGTTTGATGAGAAGAAGGCAGTAGCTACTGGTATTTCACTTATCACACCACACCTTAGAAACTTCTTAAAAGAAGGAGCAGAGATGGCAGATAGCCAAACAGGAGGTGAATATAATATCAATGACCCTAAGTCTTTGAAGTTTATTCAAGATAGAGCTAAATTCTTTGCAGAAACCATAAATGAAACTACAAGTACAGAGCTTATCAAGAAAATAAATGAAGCACTTGCTAATGATGCAGGGTTTGATGTAATTGCTCAAACTATCGGAGAGGTATATCAACAAGCCTATGATTATAGAACAGAGAGAATTGCTCGAACAGAAGTATCAGCATCTTTAAATGAAGGAGCTATTGATGCATACAGACAAGCAGGTATTGAAGATGTAGAATGGGTAGCAGTATTAGATGATGCGACAGCAGATATTTGCATTGATAATGACGGAGAGATCAGAAAAATAGGAGAGGAGTTCTCATCAGGTGAAACACAACCACCAAATCATATCAATTGCCGATGCACAACAGTTGCAGTATTTAAAGACTAATTATGTTCAACATAACACCAACAACAGAATTACAAGCACTTAAAGAGTTAGACTTGATGGATAGTAATGCTACTATGGGCTTGAATCAGCTAAAACACTACGCAGGACAGTCGTTTAACTCATTTTGGTATGGAGATATATCCCCTATTGTTAAAGTTCAACTACTAGGCAATAAGGCACTATCTGTATTTCAAGCATCTGCCCTTACACAACAGTTTATTAAAACACTAGACCCTGAATGGAACGAACTTACAGTACCTCCACAATATGAAGTTATCTTTAATGAAGATGGAAGTGCTACAATCAACGAGATAATACCAGAATAAAATGGATAAAAAAGAAATAAAACAACTTATTAAAAACGAGATAACTCCTTTGTTGATTGGGATTAGAAATGATCTTGATGAGTATAGAAGTAAATTTTTTTATGAGGACAGTGAAATAGCTGGTGTTTTAATTAAGGGAGAGAAAGGTGAAAATGGTGTAACACCAGTATCTGACAAAGACTATCCATCAGAAGAAACAGTATTTAATTTTATAAAAGAAAACTTACCTAAAAGAGGGAAGGATTATTTTACTAATAGTGATATTAAAGACATTGTTCAACAAGTGTCAAAATTGATTCCTAAGCCACAAGACGGAAAAGATGGTGTGGTTGACTATGAAGTGGTAAAAAACCTCGCTAAACCCATAATAGAGGGCAAATACAAGGAATTAAAGGGATATGTTAAGGATATGTCTGATGCTATCTTAGAAAAGATAGAAAACTCTAAAAAGCCAGAACTAACAGCAAGTCAAATTCGTAACAAATTAGAATCACTTACAGGTAAAGATAGGCTAGATGCAAAGGCTATCAAAGGGCTTGAAAAGTTTATGTCTACATTTATAGCTACATCAGGAGGAGGAGGAGGTAGTGGAGGTTCACAAACAACTAGCCCCGCAGGTTCTAATACTGAAATACAATTTAATGATAATAATGCTTTTGGTTCATCAGATCTATTTAAGTTTAATAAAACAGACAAAAGACTAGAAATGGACGGCTCTGATATGAGATTTAATCTTCTAAAACTTGGAGATGAGCTTGTAGTAAATGGAACATTTGATACTGATTTAAGTGGTTGGACTTATGGAGCTGGTGTAACTTGGGTTAGTGGAAAAGCAAACATAACTGGGAATACCGACTTTTCACAAACTGTTCCAGTAACAGTAGGTGTTACATACCAGGTTGAGTTTACTATTTCAAGTTATTCAAGACCGACAACTCCTGGAACACTTAACTTTACTTTTGCAGGAGTTACTTTGGCAAGTTTTCCAGTAGACTTTGGAGTACCAGCCAATGGAACATATATACTCTATGTGACAGCATTAAACACAAACGCATTTGTCGTAGATGTGCCATCTAGTGGGCTAGTTGGATTTCAGCTTGATGATGTTTCAGTAAAAGAAGTCATCAATATTTCAAAAGGTTTAGAAATAATTACAAGTGATAATCCATTTTTAATGGGTGATTTTTCAGGAAACACACGAGGTACTGGTTCTATTGATATGCAATTTTCTCGAACAGCTATTACACCAGTCGCATCAGGTACAGATTCTTTGGCTTTTGGATATAAAAATACAGTAAGTGGGCAAGAAGCATTTGCAGTTGGTCATACTAATACGGCAAGTGGTTATCGTTCAACCGTATTTGGATATAATAATAGTAATACAGGTACACAATGTCTTACTGTTGGGATAGGAAATACACAAGCAGGATCTAATGGTACTGTTGTAGGAGTATCGAATGTTATTTCTGGTGGAACAGGTGTTGGTTCTTCTAATAGAACTAATGGAGGAACAGTTATTGGTTCAAGTTCAATTAGTGTAACAGGAACTTCTGTGGGAAATAGTGTAGTTAATCGAATAGCATCTTCTGCAACTTTTGGAGTGAGTTCAAGTAATGTACACACAAGAAGTGGTTTTATAGGCTTGAATACAGTATCTAATGTAAAATCGTTAAGTTTGAATGGCACAACATCAGTATTTGACACAGCTTCTTTGGGAACTGAGTTAGTAACCAATGGGGACTTTACTACTAATACTACTGGTTGGACTTTGCCAACTGGTTGGACTTATGCTTCACAAAGAGTTTTTCATAGTGCCGATGGAACAGGAGCTTTGACACCGACTACACCACTTTCTATTACAGCTGGTAAAATATACAATGTTTCTTTTGGTCTGATTTTTTCAGGAGGTATCTTTGACGGTTCAGGAACACTAACTGTATCTTTGGGTGGTGTAACATCTCCTATTATTCAATGTGAATTATTACAATCAGAAACTATAACATTACAATTCAAAGCCACAACAACTGGTAACCTAACATTTACACCAAGTAATACAGCAAGATTCTCAATAGATGCTGTTTCAGTAAAAGAAGTCTTGGGTGGGGATATTTATGCTAATAAAAATATAGGTGTAGGTACTATGGAGGAAACAGACTTCGGAGGAGGTTCAGGAGTGTTTGCTTTACCTAACTGCAAGACAGTACCAACAACAAATCCAGCATCAGGTTTTATCCTTTATTCAGAAGCAGGAGTATTAAAAGTACGAGATTCATCTGGTACTGTAAAGACAGTAGATTTAACATAATATTATGGATAAGCAAGAATTTAAAAAACTAATAAAGAAAGAAATTGCTCCACTACTTATTGGTATCAGAAATGATATTGATGACAAAACTAAAAGACCTTTAATAGACAAAGTAGAAGGTGTCCTTTTGAGAGGTAAAAAAGGAGATGATGGATATACACCTATTGCAGATAAAGATTATCCAAGTGAGCAAACAGTATTTCAATTTATAAAGGACAATTTGCCAAAGAAAGGTAAAGACTATTTTACTGATGCAGATATAAAGGACATTGTATCTAGTGTCTTTAATCTAATGCCTAGTAAAGAAGAATTGAAAGGTGAAGATGGTAAAAATGGACAGGTGGACTATTCTGTTGTCGAGAAATTAGCCTTGCCTTTAATTGAGAATAAATACAAGGCTTTTAAAAAGGATCTAAACTATGTAACTGATAGAGTATTTAAAGCAATAGAAGAAAATAAAATACCAGAGCTTAGTGCAAGACAGATAAGAGATAAACTGGAAGGGCTTAGTGGTAATGATAGATTATCAGCAAAAGCAATTAAAGGCTTAGAAAAGTTTGTGGGTGTGATCGTAGGTCAATCAGCAGGAGGTGGTGGATTTATACCAACACTTCAACAAGTAACAGAAAAAGGTTCAACAACTGATAGATCAATAGAAGCACAATCATTCATTACAACAGGAGGTACATCATCTGACTTTGTGAAAGGTGATGGTTCACTTGATAGTAATACTTACCTAACAGTTGAATCAGACACACTTGCAGATGTAACAGGTCGTGGTGCTACAACCTCAACACAATCAACCTTTTCAGGAGGACTTTTGTCAGGATTAGGTACAGCACTTTTGCCATCATACTCATTTACAGGTGATACAGACACAGGAATGTGGTCATCAGGTGGAAATAATATTAGCTTCTCTACCAATGGAACTTATCGAGGTGGATTTTTAAATGGTGGGAAATTTGAAATAGATAGAAATGGTATTAACTTTTTATATGTAACTAAACCAACAGCTCCGACACTCGCACTTGCAGGAGTTGCTGGGTTAGTGCCAGTTGGGAATCATTATTATTATGTATCTTATGTGACTGCAGATGGTGAAACGCAATTAAGCCCAGTTAGTTTATTAATAAATGTTGCATCTGCCGCTAATGCTCAAGTGATTGTAACGATACCAGTTTCATCAGACCCTCGTGTTACAGCTAGAAAGATTTATCGCTCAACTTCATCTGTAGTTGGTGCTTTTCTTGCAACGGTTGCGGATAATGTAACTACTACATATACAGATAACATAGCTTCTGTTGGTTCAAACATACAATATAGAACACCAAGTGTTGGTAACACAACAGCGGGAAACATCTACTCTGGTGGAACAAAGGTAATTGAGATTGATAATGTAGGCTCAATGCGTTTCAACAATTCGCTTGCGTCACTTCGTATGGCAAAAAGCACATCAACTATTCCACAGTTATTGCTCTATAACACAACAGACGAAGAAAACAATGTTGAGTATGGAGGTTTCAAATGGACATCTAACATTTTTGAAGTTGGTACTTTTGCAAGAGGTTCAGGTGCGGCTAGAAAAGTAAGACTCAAATCTTCTAATGTTTCAGTATCAATGAACTTTGACCTTGAACGAGGTGGTACTGACTGGGCTTCTTTAATTGATAGTGGTACATCTGCTGTGGGTGTTTCGTTTGTGAGATACAACCCAACCACTTGGACAAACACATCAGGTGAAAACAGAATACTCACACTGGGAAGTGTTGCTATAAACCAATCAAGTTCTGGTGGATATTCCTTATTTAACATTGATGCAACTCACACAGCAACTGGTTCAGGTAACAAATTCTTTTCTCGATATACATTGGGAGGGACGACTATCCACAGTGTAAACAGTGATGGACAACAATATATGCTGGGCAACATTGGTATCAACACAGCCCCTAACACCACTTACAACCTAGATGCTTCTGGGGTTACTCGTTCGGGATTTAGATTTGTTTCAGGTACTCGTTCACTTACTTTTGCAAACTTCGCCGCAGACTTAAACTATCTAACAACATCGGGAGCAAACCTTAGAATTACAACATCAGACGCAACGGCTATTGAATTTTGGACAACTAACACACGAAGAATGGTTATGGGTGCGGGCGGTCAAATCAATATGGGGACACCAAACAACCTCTCGCTCACCTATCAGGTTTCAGTACAGCCAACTGTTGCAACAAACTTAGGTTTAGTTGTTCGGGGATTCACAGCTCAAACAGCCAATCTCCAAGAATGGCAAAATGATGCTGGTACAGTTTTGGGGGCATTTACGGCAGCAGGCAGACTCGGGGTTGGTATTACTAGTCCAACTTATCTAGCACAAATTGCTGGGACAGGTCTTGCGACTGATGGTTTGCTAGTAAGCACATCAGTATTTACATCTATTCCAAACTTAGGAACAGTAAACGGAGTTTTGCTAAACGCTCGGGGGTTTAATATGGTTGTAGATACCACTGCTTTGTCTGCAACATACGAATCATCTTTTGGAATTGGTATGGTAAGTAACCGAGCTCAGCCTCTTTTGGGATTAAAAAATGGTACGGCAGCAACCTCAACAAACCCAGCAATTGCTATCGAATTTGGAAGAATTGGAGTGTACACCCCAGCACCAGCTGCACCAATTGATTGTCGAGGGGAAATTAGAGCACACTCTGACCAACAAAGTGCTTTTGAAACTCGTGTATCAATGCGTGGTAACCAATATCTTGAAGGAGGTACGAATGTGGCTTCAGGAGGTTTGTATGTAGAGGGTGTGGTGAGTGGAGTTGGATATGGTTATATCGGCGCAACATACTTTTACACAGGAAACGATACAGACGCTAACAGGGGGTGGGCTTGGAAAGCTAACGGCAACTTGACAGAAGCGACAAACTTAGCTGGGTCAGGTGCTCAAATGGTATTAAATAAAGCAGGGTATCTTGGTGTTAATACGGTTGCCCCAACATCTACTTTTCATTTTAATGGTTCAATAACTGGCGCATATAGAGCTATTACAGCCCTTAGAACACTAGACATAACTGATTACACAGTAGATTGTACAGCAAACACATTTGCAGTAACTCTCCCAACAGCTGTGGGGATTACAGGTCGAACATACATTATTAAAAATTCGGGTACAGGTATCATTACCCTAAACACCACATCATCACAAACGATAGATGGAACTGCATCAGGTGTACTAACCCTTGTACAGTATGACTCAATCACCTTAATGAGTAATGGAGCTAACTGGATAAAAATATAAAATATATGTCATACTCACAACCCCACATATCGTTGCTCGACACCACAACACAAACAATAGCAAGTGCTAACACACCACAAGTTGTTACATTTAACACAACACTTAACAATGACAAGATTGCGGTCACATCAACATCACGCTTTACTTTTAATGAAGCTGGGAGCTATTCGGTTAATCTTGGAGCAGAAATTACAGCTGGTGTAGCCAATAAAACAGGAGATATCTGGATTAGAGTAAATGGTTCAGATGTAGCAAACTCAAATCGTAAACGAACAATTATAAACAACGAAACTGGTTTGATAACGCTTATTGGTTTTACCATTACTGTCACAGCGGGACAATATGTCGAGGTTTGGTTTTCGGGAGATGACACATCAGTTGCACTTCCAGCTTTTGCGGCTGGGACAACACCAACACGACCAGTAACACCATCAATTATGATGGAAATTATTAGAACCCACCCATAAATATATGATTACATTTAAACAACAAATTAGTGTACCCGAAGAATTAGTAGAAGCTATGGCTATTGAATTTGGATATAAGCCCCTTCTTACAAGACAAATAGAACAAATTGATTATGCAGAAATTGATGGCGAACAAATAGAGCAATCAAGATATTTTGTTACTGAGGAATATGAAAATCCACAAACATCAGCAGAATTTATAGATAATGTTGCCAAACAACACACAATAAATTTGTTTAAACCTTTTGGAAATAAATTAGTAGAACAGGCTGTGGCAGAAGCAAAAGAACAAGCAGAGGCACAAATTGTTGAACCTATCGTAAATGCATTATCCACAGAAATAATTTACCAAGAAGAATAAATTATTATATAATAATATTATGAAACAAATAAAAACAGAACAAATTGAAGCAGTATTACAAGTTATTTACTCAACAAATATTCCAGCATCTCAATTTGATGCTCTCAGAAAACTATTTTCTGAATTACCAGATATTAAAGAACCAAAAGATGACCAAAAAAAGTAAACAAATCTATATCAATAGACTAAAATCATTTGCTTGGAGAACATTTGGATTATCAGTTGTATTCGTTTGTGGTTTTATAGTAACAGCAGGAAGTATTTATTCAGTTGATTGGAAAACTCTTGCAGATGTGCTTGTACTTACAGTATTAGGAGCGATTGGTAATGAAGTTACAAAATACCTTAACACAGGAGAGTAATATGAGCTTCTGGAAATTCTTAAAAGAATACTGGATCATATTCGCCTTTGCAACACAGATTGTTTTTAACTATGCAGGGTATGTTGCTTTTAAAGACAGTATCACAAAAGATTTTACACAAGTCGTTGCACGAGTAGAAAAACTAGAAGCAAGAAGTGTGTCTGATGCTTTGATAGTATCAGAAATAAATAGCCGACTTGCATCTATGGAAACAAGCCTGAGATACATTGAAAGATTATTAAAATAGTTTGTATTATATTTTCATACCTATTATAATAGATACATTAAAATAATAATAAATAAAATGAAAAAATTTAATTTAGATGTAAACTATGAATTAGCAAAAGAAAATGCAGAAGGTAAAGCATATACACCTGAGGAACTTTCACAAGGTAATGCAGAACTTACTAACAACTATATTGAAACAGCTGTACTACTTACTAATAAAGATGGACTTGATTCTCAATTTAGAAGAATTTGGGTAAAGATCCAATCTAAAATTCAAACAGCACTTAATACAAAAGATTATGTAGTTGAATTTGAACAAGGAGAATTTGATTTTATTAAAAACGCAATCCTTAATGCAAAATTCAATCCAACTATTGCAAAATATGTTGTAGCACTTGAAGATGCAATTTTGGGTGTATAAAGAATTTACTATATAATAAGAGTATGAATAAGACATATCTAAAAGGTTACATTAAAAAAGCACAAGATACAGAACTCTATGAGTTTATTGCATCAACAGCGAGTGTAGATAGACAAGGAGATAGTATTGACCAATCAGGTTGGGAGCTAGATAACTATTTGAAAAATCCAGTTATTCTATTTGCTCATAACTATTCAGAATTACCTATTGCAAAAGCAGTTGAAGTAATCAACGCAGGTTCATCTCTTATTATTAAGATTCAATTTGCATCAGAAGAAGCTAACCCGAAAGCACAACAAATTAAAAAACTTGTAGACGAAGGAATTTTAAATACTACATCAGTTGGATTTATCCAAAAGGAACGAAATGGAAACATTATCACACGAGCAGAACTACTTGAAGTATCTATTGTACCAGTACCAGCTAATCAAGATGCACTTAGACTTGCTTATAAAGGACTTGATGCAGATATTGTAAAAGAGTTTGAAGATTATCTTGCAGTACCACAAGACAACGAAGAAGAAGATGAGGAAGTAGTAACACCAGAAGCACCAACAGAAGAAGAAACTGTTGAGAAGGCTGGTCGTGTTATTAGTTCAAAGAATCGAAAGTTGCTTGAAAGTACGAGAGATGCCTTGAAGACATCACTCTCTGAGATAGAGAAACTCCTTGCAGAAGGGGTGGCTACGACAGAGGAAGATGTTGAAGGTAAAGGTAATCTTGTCCTAATAGACCGAACACTTATTGAAGACTTAAAGTTTATGTTACGAAGTGATAATCGGACAAACGATAAGATTCTATCTACACTCAAAAACATCTAATTATTATTAGATTATAAACTTATCAAAATGG